TTTAGAATATGAAAATGTTATGATGACAATATATAAAGGAAGAGCGGGACAGGTTATAAATGGTGGTTTTGGTGGTTCAGGAAAATCACAATCACAGTTGGGTGTAAGGACCACCACACCTGTTAAGAAGTTGGGTTGCTCTATACTAAAAAGTTTAATTGAAGAAGATAAACTTATAGTAGAAGATGTAGATTGTGTGAACGAATTAATCACTTTTGTTGCAAAGGGTAATTCTTTTGAAGCAGATGATGGTCATACAGACGATTTGGTGATGTCCTTGGTGCTATTTGCATGGATGACTAGACAAGATTATTTCAAGTCTTTAACAGATAGTGATATTCGCACACAGATATATGAAGAAAAAATTAGGGAAATTGAAGATGATCTTATGCCATTTGGTTTTGCTTCTGATAGTTTAGAAGACGGGGAATGGGATGGAGAAGATAGGTGGTTTCCTGTATAGCAACAGAAAATTGTAATTTTATATATAAATAAAACAAGCACCTCTAAAAGATGCAAAGTATAGTACAAAAATGTGTTAAAAATGATAATTGTTATCACTTAGATAGATAAGGAATAATATTAAAATGGCAAGACCAAATGTAACAGTATTAGTTGACGATCAAAGTTTTGTTATACCATTCACCGAATCCGGTTCTCTTACGAGGGCTGGTATGATTTCGCATAATGGTTTAATTCAATCATTAGGAAATACTGCGGAAAATAAAACAGGCATTATGACCATTTCTTCGGTAAATGATTGGGTTTCGAGATTAAACAGCACAGAAACACTCCCAGGAGCAGGTCAAGGAAATGCAGCACGACAAATTACCGTGAACGACAGTCATGTTAGTTTAGTAGATACTGCACTTCCTTTCTGGCATACGGTAGGAGGTAGTTCTGCTGAATCTGGAAATACTTTTGCTGGCGGAACATACGCAAGATGGCCATTAGGCCCTACTGGTAACTGGAAAAATGAATGGTGGTCAGCACATAATTATCTACAATATGGTGGTGTTTTGGTTGTTGGTGCTACTGGTACAATTGAAAATACATCAACAATGACAAGTTCTGCAAATGCATTAACAGACAAGCAAGTTCCCCTTGATTTGGTGTTTGCTGCAACTGGCGGAACAACTCCAGTATCCTTTGCATCATCTATTGCTTCTACCAGAATGGACTGTATTGCAATTTGTCCTTCTGATGGTACAGTAAGTGCTTCTACTGTGAGTGGAAGTCAAAATGCAGACGAATTTAATGTTGCTGTTCACGGATTCAAGAAGCATCTTGATATTAGTAGAGGTATTAGAGAAGATTCGTTAGATGATTTGGTATATACATCGGTTGCCGCAGATGTTGCTGGATGTATGGCAAGAACAGATCAAACAAATGATCCTTGGTGGTCGCCAGCAGGATTCAAGAGAGGGCAAATTCTTGGAACAGTTAGAATGCATGAGAATCCGAACGATTCGGAAATGGATACAATGTATGATAATAAAATTAATCCTGTTGTTACTTTCCCTGGCGAAGGGACAGTACTTTTTGGAGACAAGACACTTGCGACAAATAGTAGCACATTAAGCCGCATTAATGTTTCTAGGTTGTTCATTTATCTTAAAAAGACTATTGGAGCAGCAGCAAGAGACAAACTGTTTGAATTAAATGACTTTGAAACTAGAATGTCCTTTGTTAATTCGGTTGTGCCGTTACTTAATACTATAAAAGCAAGAAGAGGCGTTTATGACTTTAGAGTAGTTTGTGATGAAAGTAATAATACTGCAACTGTTGTTGATGCAAACCAATTCGTTGCAGATATATTTATTAAACCCACAAAATCTATTAACTTTATTAGAATTAGGTTTACTAATAAGAATACAGCAGACGAATTAGAATAATTTAAAAAATTTATCAAAAATTATTATAAATAGTATAGGAAGAAAAAGTAAAAGGAACCCATTATGGTAAACATGAATGTAGATGCTTTTAAGGCAAATTTTGATGGCGGAAGTCGTGCAAACAGATTTGCTGTTACCGGACAAATAGGCGGGCTGAATCCAGCTCCTATTAATAATATTGTGGTAAAGGCTGGTTCTATGCCAGCGGTTACAGTTGGAATTCTTAGAGTTCCGTTCCGTGGTCGTGTTGTTAAAATGCCTGGTGATAGAACATATGAAGAATGGACATTCACTGTTATGGATGGATTTGATAATAATAGTAATTTTCGAGATAAATTTCTTCAGTGGAATGAAATATTCAACCAACACCAATCAAATACACCAGGAATTCCTTTTTCAGCCGGGCTCGCCCCGGTAACCGGGCCCGGTATTGATATGAATCATGCCGATTTATTTACAAATTGGAATGTTCATCAACTAGGACTACAAGGGCGTGCAGTAAGATCAGTAACACTCCATAAGTGTTGGCCGACTGTTGTTGGTGAAGTTGCATTATCTTACGAAAGTTCTGATACAATTTCAGAATATACAGTAACACTTGCTTATGATTACCTGACAGACTCTGGTACATGGGACACTCCTGAATCTGCGAGTACTATAAAATAATTTTCAACAAAATGGTATATTTCTATGAAAAGGAAATTCCAGAATGATAAAACTATAAGCGAACCTATTAAACAATAAGGAACTATATTATGCCATTAGACATTTTTGGATTTTCGATAGGAAGAAAAAAACCAACAGAACCATACAATTCTGCAATAGAACCATCTAAACAAGAATCATTCGTACCACCAGATAGTTATGATGGTACATATACTTTAGAATCAGGAGGAGTTTTCGGAACTCTAATGGATTTTACTGGTTCTGTTCGTGATGAAAATCAACTCATTCAACAATTTAGAAATATGTCACTATATCCAGAAGTAGATCAGGCTATAGAAGATATAACTAACGAATCTATTGTAATGGACATTGATAAAAAGCCCATTAAATTAGATTTGGAGAGGGTTAATTTATCTGATAATATTAAAAATAAAATACATTCAGAGTATGATAATATTTTAAAATTGCTTAATTTTCATAATTATGCTTATGATATTTACCGTAGATGGTATGTTGATAGTAAATTATATTACCATATTATGATAGACAAAGAAAATCCCCAAAAAGGAATTATCGAATTAAGAGCAATTAATCCTTTAAATATTAAGAAAATTCAGAAAGTTAAAAAAGAGCAAAAACATATCGGAACGAACAGAGTTCCTTTTATTAAAGAAATAGAAGAATTTTATGTATATACTGATACTTCTAGGGGTTCTCTAACTCCAACATCATCTTCAGGAATTAAAATTGCAGTAGATTCTATTTGCTATACCCATTCTGGTATAATTGATTCAAATTCAAAAAGGGTTGTTGGTTATTTACAAAAGGCTATTCGACCATTAAATATGCTTCGTCAAATTGAAGATGCAGTTGTGATTTATAGAATATCTCGCGCTCCAGAAAGAAGAATATTTTATATTGATGTTGGTAATCTACCAAAGCAAAAAGCAGAACAATACATTAAAAGTATAATGACCCGTTATCGTAATAAAGTAACTTATGATGCAACTACTGGCGAAGTAACTGATGGTAGAGATCATCTTCATATGCTTGAAGATTTTTGGCTTCCTCGAAGAGAAGGTGGTAGAGGAACTGAAATTACCACCCTTGAGGGTGGACAAAATCTTGGAGAAATGGAAGATGTAGAATATCTTCTTAAAAAGGTTTATCGTGCATTAAATGTTCCTGTTTCTAGGATGGAACCAGATAATGGATTCAATATGGGCAGAAGTGCAGAAATTACCCGTGATGAGGTTAAATTTAGTAAATTTATTGATAAATTAAGAATGAAATTCTCTTTAATGTTTATGAATCTTTTACGAATACAAGTAGTACTAAAAGGTATTATGTCGGAAGAAGATTGGAAAAAAATAGAACCAAATATTAATTTTACATATAATAGAGATTCTCATTTCTCTGAATTAAAACAATCAGAAATAATGAGAGATAGATTAGAATTGCTGAGCCAAGCAGACGAATATATAGGTAAATATTATTCTATTGACTGGATACGAAAAAACATATTACAACAATCAGAAGAAGATATTAAATTAATAGATATTGATATTCAAAAAGAAATGTCTCAACAATCAGAAGAACCAGAAGAAGGAGAAGAAGATGAGCAATATTGATAATATGATAGCCTCTATAATTAATAAAGATAAAAGTGGATTTACTGATTCTTTTTCTTCAGAAATGAAAGAAAGACTTGCTTCTTCTATAATAGATAAAAATTTGAATATATCTGCAAATATTATTGGTAGTAGTAATAGTGAGTGTAAAGATTGTGAAGAAGTTGAAGAAGCCAAAGAATATTCTATATCATATAAATTTAAATCTACGAAAAATACGAAAGATTTTATAACAGCATTGACCAATATGGGAATAAAAAATCCTAATATTTCACAGAGGGGTAATGTTGTTTCTGTAAAAATACTCCGAAAAGATACACTGCAAATGATTCAAGCAATTGCAAAAGATTTAAAAGCAAGTATTATTAAAGAAGAAAATGATATCATATCTGCTTTAATGTTGTCACATTTAACAGATTCTGTGGTAAATTTTACTCTCAAAGATTCGTCTAGTATACATATATTGCCAGAAGAGGCTATTAATATTACAAAAATACACGATAATTTAAATAAAGATAATCAAATTAAAATGAGAGAATTGCTTTCCGAAAACAAGGATAGTTTCAATAAGATTGTAAATTTTTGTAATACTAAATAAGAGTGTTGATATAAAGGAACATAATAAATGCTAACCGAAAAAATAATTGAAAATATACTTTCTGGTAATATGGTAGATGCGGTTGATCAGACTAATTATGCCCTATATGAAAAAGTTTATGAAAGAATTCATGAATTAAAATTATCTACTGCTGCATCTCTTTATAATAGTAATAATAATCATTATATGGATGAAATTGACGAAGATGGTGATAATGATGGTGCAGAATATAAAAAGTTTTTCCAACTAGCATTAAAGAAGTTTGGTGTTAATAATCCAGATGATTTAGATGATGATCAAAAGAAGAAATTTTTTAATTATATTGATAATAATTGGAAATCTGATGCAGAAGAAATCTCTGGAGAGGATGATCCAGAGGATGATCCAGAGGATGATTCGGAGGAAGATGGCGAAAAAGTAGGGGTTGCATTAAAAAGAAAGAAAAAGAATAGTAACGACAAAGACAAGGATGCAGAAGAGGATTATTCTTGATGAAATTAATTACCGAAATGACAGAAAATATAGAATTTCTTGTTGAGAAGAACGAAGAAACAGGAAAGAAAAGCCATTATATTAAGGGTGTCTTTATGCAAGCAGAGCAAAAGAATAAAAATGGTAGAATATATCCTTTAAGAATAATGGAAAATGAAGTTAAGAGATATGGTACAGAATATGTTTCAAAAAATCGTGCAATGGGGGAATTAAATCATCCACAAGGACCAACAGTAAATCTTGATCGTGTTTCACATATGATTAAGGAATTAAATATGGCAGGAAATGATGTTCATGGTAAAGCAAAAATTATGGATACCCCGATGGGTAAAATTGCACAAAATTTAATTGGTGAGGGAGCAAGGTTGGGTGTTTCGTCTAGAGGTATGGGATCATTAAAACAAAATGCTAGTGGTATCAATGAAGTACAAAAAGATTTTATGCTCTCAGCAGTAGATCTTGTTGCAGATCCTTCTGCTCCTGGTGCTTTTGTAGATGGTATTATGGAAGGTAAAGAGTGGATTTGGGAAAATGGTATCATAAAAGAAAAAGAAATTGAACAATATCGAAAGGTAATGGAAAAGAGTCCTTCAAGAAATTTAGAAGAAGATGCAATAAACGCATTTAGTCATTTTCTCTCAAAACTTTAATTTTATATATAATTAAATGAGGCAATATATATGACAA